GCAGCAGGATGACGAGATGGGCCTCGACAGCTTGCTGGATAAAGATCTCAAGTTTCAATACCTGATACCGGATCTGCTGCCGTGTCCTGGGACTGTGATGGTCCATGGCGCTGGTGGTGATGGCAAATCCATGTCGGCTTGGACCATCGCCAAGCACGTTGCACGCGGGATTCCGTTCTCGGTACGGGGTGATCTTGTGCCGGTGCAGGCTGGACCGGTGCTGATCCTCAACGGTGACCAGAGCGAGGTGCAGGTCCAGCAGCAGATGCGGGATCTGGAGTTTGTACGCACCGATCCGGTGACCGTGGTGATGGGATGGGACCTGAACTGGTACTACCGCTTCGTCAAGCTGATCGAGAAGCATCGGCCCAAGTTGGTCATCATCGACTCGATCACCGGTTGCTCCAGGGGTTCGGCGTTCGATGAGAACAAGAAGGAGTTTGCGAGCCCGATCTACTGGTTGGCCAACAACAATGGGCGGCTTTTCCCGGCCTGCACGATCCTGCTGATTCACCACGCCAATAAGACCGGCGGCTTCCGGGGTTCCACGGCCATCAGGGACGCTGTGGACGAGGTGTGGGGCCTGCGGCGGCCTGACAAGAAACAGGTGGAGCAGACCGGCTACAACGCCCGCCTCATCACCGTGGAGAAGTCCAGGGCTGGACGCGACGGCAGCAAGCTGCTGATGAAGCTGGAAAGCGACCTGACCTTTTCCCTGGCGGACTACGTGGAAGTCGATACCGACAGCGCCAGCCCGGCCTCGATTGTGGATCGGGTGCTCCAGCGCCTGAGGGCTGCGTATCCCCGCGCTCTGAGCCGCTCTGACCTGGCTGCGGATCCGCTGTGCGGCGGCAGCGTCACCGCAATCCGCAAGGCGCTCCAGAGGCTTGTCTCGCGGGGACTGATCGAGGCGGTGGGTAGTGCTGCTGGAGTTGGCGGGCAGGCCAAGGTGTTCCAGGCTGTTTCTGCCTCGCGTGATATGTGTGTAAATAGTTGTCCCACCTTGGAAAAACCCAGTCAGGGACTGGAAAGAGGGGTGGGACAGCCTGATGACGTGTCCCACCTTGTCCCACCTTCGGTGGAGAGAGATGGGACAAGCTGGGACAACGCACCTACCTGTCCCACCCCTAAAACCAGTCGTGCCAATGGATCTGCCCAGGTGGGACAGCTTTTGGAGGACTCCCCAAAGGAAGAACGCTCCGCCGGCGAACTGGATCAGCTGATGGAGGAGGCGGCGCGGATGTGGGATTAGGTTGACAGATGCTCGGAAGTGTTGGTAGCGTAATGACGCTCTGGGCATTTCCGAGCACTTTCTCGCTACCAACAGTTATGACCATCACGCTTCCACGCCGCGAAAGAGCGGCTGCCAAAGTCGGGCCTCGTCTCGATATTTCACCTTTGGATGTAAAAGAGCTGTTGAAAACTCATCAACATGCACTTACACATCTGATTTCAACAGCAGAATCATGGGAACCTTTTGCGTGGAAAGGTAATGATCTCTCTGCTCCGTTGCGTGCTTTGTATGTAGCGGAATCGCGTGGTCTTCTTACGTCTCGTGGTGATCGTGCGGTTAATGTTGCTATCGCCGACATTACTGCCGACATCAATGGTTACCTGGCAAGTTTCGGTAAAACACTTGTTTCCGAAGCAGCAATCATGAACAATTTGCGCCAGGCATCTTTGTACGTTCAGGCTGCTATTGGCGTGGCAGTGCTACCTGATCGTCGCGCTATGACTGTGCGCTTTGTTGATGAATACCAAACTGTTGAAAACATCAACAGGTATTTTGACTCGATTAAAGGCAAGCTCCAGCGCCTGGGATCGCAACTTAAGCACGCCGAGGCTTGTGGTTATGACGTAAGTCATGTACTGCAGGCTGCAGAAAGCAGCACCGGTGTACGGCTTCTTGCCGCTGTCTAACAGAAACTACCCTCGCCCCCGTGTATAAGCGGGGGCACTTTTACTACCAACACACCACATGACAACTGCAATCATTCCCGAAGTTCTTGGGCTTGAGACACAAGTCCTTGAAACTTCACCGATGACTAGTGCCGAGGAAAAGGAACTTGTCATCGTAAAAACGGCGATCCGAACCGCGTATGCCGACAAGTTGGAGCGCGACCTGGCCATTGGCTCCGGTCTGCTGCAGATCTTCCGCCGCAAGCTCTACCGGGGCAAGGAAGGCGGACGCACCTGGGAGCAGTGGCTGGCCGAGGAGTCGGCTGAGCTGACGGCTGGAAGGGGGGTAATCGCTATGGCGACATCCAACTATCTGCGGGGCTTTTACCAGTTCCGTGTCGAACTGTTACAGCGCCCGAGCCCGGGCTCGGGGAGTTTGCCTTTGCCGACAAGCCCCAAGCAAGTGCGCCCCATCATCAGTCAGCTCGACACCCACCCTGATGCAGCGGTGGAGATGTGGAAGGCAGCCGTCGCCGATGCCAAAGGTAAGGTGCCAACCTTTGATCAGGTAAATCGCGCCGCTTTGGCATATAAAGCCAATGAGGCCAACGAGGCGCGGCGTTTATCTGCTGCGCAGCAGGCATCACAGCAAAAAGCGGTAGCTGCTAGTCGTGCTGCAACCGCTTCAACAATAGAAAGTGAGCCGTCTTACGACTTCCACCAAGCGGCGCCAAGTCCCAATATTCCCGCTTGGGAATTGGAGAAAGATGACAGCGCCATAGATGCTGGTGCTGAGTGTAAACGGATTACACAAGCCCTTAATGATGCCCATAAAGCGATCGGTTTACTGCGTGGAATCCTTTACAGCCAGATAAACAAATATGGCCGCGACTATTTGGGTTTTTTACGCCAGGTAGACGCTGGTATTTACAGCCTGCACAACATTGATAGCCAGGTTCATCAGATCGGCGATGACATTGCCTTTGTGTCTGAACTACTGGTTGCTGATGTGGGTGAAGGCGAGCTGGCGGCTTCCACAGTGCAGGTAACCAGCCTTCCCACTAGAGAGTGAAAAAGGGTCGGTTTAACCCGACCCCATCTACCAACACCTCCATTACACCATGAAATCGACCACCAAGAACCTCCTTCGTAAGGCGGTTACAGAGGCACTTGACACCAAAGATGACGCTGCTGCTTTTGAACTTCTCGGACTGTTGCTGGATTCTCCATCGCAACGCGATGTGGAACCTGCTGTTCCAGCTTTACCTGCGGCCTGTGATGTTGTTACTGGACCAGCTCATGACTATCATCATTGGGCTAAATTTATTAGGGAACATTTTATTCCTTTTATGCATATGAACGGGCGTAGTCGTTTTACAAGTTATGAGTTGTTTTCTTGGATGCAAAATTGCGGCCTACTTTCCTTAACTACAGGTGATATAGAAACACATCAGGACGGAAAACCTGTGTGGAGAAACATAACATCTAATGCATTAAAAAACCTCAAACAGCAAGGTATTATTCACGCTCCGGCTTGGGCTAAGGACTACACAATTCAAACTGCTAAGTCTGTGCAAGGTTTGCTTAATGGCACCTAGGCTGCGTTAACCGTACAACCGGTTTCCGGCGCCCGATCCGAAAGTGCCTAACTTTTTCCTAGGGCTCATGCGGGTTGCCGCGTGGCTGATCTGGAGGGACACCGTGGCTAAACCTGAACCGCCTCAGCCGAAGCGCCCCAGGAAGCCAACCTTGGGTTACACCGTCGGTGACATCCCCTTCGAGCTGCTGGCCGTCGTGCGCGTTCAGTGGTACCGAAGGGGCCGGGCGTATGAGGTTGAGGAGTACCAGATCGTCGAGTCAGACGATGCCCACGGGCAGTTTCACTACATCGTTGGGACGGCGCTCAAACAGGGCGCCGACGTCTGTGTTCTGACCCAGTACCAGCCGGAAGACTTGGGGGTTCCAGCGTGATTCCGCCGGTGGTGGTCTTTGGGCTGACGTGGCTGCTGGGGATGCTGGTAGTCACTGTCTACCTCACCCAATGGGCCACATGAAGAATTGCAACAGCCCGGCTGGACGCCTAGCTGGCTGTGTGCAACAGTAAGGGCACGCCCGCAACGGCGTGCCTTTTATTACTGATTGACATGGACGATTTCACCTGCACCAAAGTTGACAACACCAAGCTCAGCCCGTGGTACTTCGCCGTCCACTGGTCTGCGATTCAGCTCCAAGAAAAAATCGTCGATAGCGAGCGTCTCGGTGTAGACCCGACCTACGACATGCTCCAGCTCCAGCAGCTGCAGGACTTGGAACAGTTCTTGAAGATGAGCTGGGATGCCTGGATGGACGGCATCGAAGCCCGCCAAACTGCACGGGAGGTCAAATGAGCCAGGTACTGGAAATTGAGGATCTGTGGTTTGAAGATGGTGGTACTCGCCTCTGTGTCAATGCCGTTGTTGACGACATGGTTGTGGTCATTCCGCAAAGCCACCTTTATCCGGCAGAGTGGGGGCCTGCCTTGTGCAGAGGCTCCTTCGACCTTCACGAAGAGGATCTGATCCCCGCCAGCGATGACGGACTCCGCCAACTCCTCACCAACAGAATCGACGACTGGGCCCCAATCGACACGTCTGATTGGGACGACTGAAGCCCGCGAGCTTCGGAACTCCGAGGACTACGACGATTGGGAGTACGGTACCGAGCCGATTCCCGGCGACACGCACTGGGTCCGCGCTAAAACGCTGACCCAGCTGTATCGTCACCTGATCTACGTGTTTGCCACCAGCGACACGATCTGCTCCAGCAGACTCGCCAAGCTGGCCATCCACGAGATTCTCAAGTTGCGTCTCACGGATCTCACCCGGTTACGCCACCAAGACCCCAGGTATTTCGCATGAACTTTGACTGGTACAACGATTACTATCGGCAGTCCCGAGGTTACGGCCCCGGTGAAATAGCCGATCTCTATCGGCAACCTGCTAAACCCTCCACCTCCGTTCCAAGGGAATTTCAAGGGCGTTTTGCGACGCCTGCTGAATACGACGCTTGGGTGCGCGAGCGCTGGAGCATTTACACCAACGGCTATTGATGACTGAAACCAACGTGGTTCCGTTCTACAGGTCCTTCCTGTTGAGCCAGACCGTTTACTTGGACAAGATCAAGGACATGCCGCTTCGAGACCTGGAGCTGCTCAACGTCGAGACGTTGGCGGCCCTCAACGAGTCGCGGCACAACTACTCCTTTATCGAGGACAAGCACAGCGACGATGCCAGCTCAGAGTTTCGGCGCATGAAAATCGCCGGTTACTTTCAGGCTGCGCTCCAGATCGAGCTTTCTTCTCGCTGATCCTGTACTACACTCTCACCGTTCTACCAACGATCATGCACATTCTTTCTGACGAACAGTTCCAGCAGATCACTACTGCCCTGGAGCACGCCTTCGTGGCCATCAACGCTTGCCAGCACGTCGAACTGGACGTGACCAAGCCGGCAATCGCACCAGCAGCTAAGCCTGTGCGTGCAACCGCTACCCAGTCTCAACCTAAGACTCGCGTGTCGCGCCGCAAGACGCGGGCGGCGTTGACGGAGAAGAAGGTGCTGGAGATTAAGCGCCAGCTGCAGGCTGGTGGCAAGTCGGTCGCCAAGATCGCTAAGGAGTTCGGCGTCCACAGCACCACGATCAACTGCATCAAATGGAACAAGACGTGGAAACACGTGACGCTCCAGCAGGATCAGCCCACCACGGTGGTGATCTGAAGTGTCCATCCTGTGTGACCATCAGATTGTGTCGCTGGTGCGGCGGAATCTGGTAAGCCCCTACGACCAGGAGTTGCTGAATCCCGCGAGTCTCGATGTGAGACTTGGCGAGAACGTGTTGGTGGAGTCACCGCTGACGCGCCACATGGTGCATCGCTCCATCGCGGGGCACACGCAGGAGGAACCTTTCTTGCTCCAGCCGCATGAGTTCATACTCGCGGAGACGTTGGAGGAGTTCCAGCTGCCTGACTGTATTGCTGGGCAGCTGGCGCTCAAATCCAGCCGGGCTAGGGAGGGGATTGAGCATTTGCTCGCCGGGTATATCGACCCCGGTTACAAAGGGCGGTTGACGCTGGAGCTGCAAAATGCACGCGCTTTGCATCCGGTTTCATTGTGGCCTGGGATGCGGATTGCACAGATTGTGTTCCACCGCATGTCGATGTTGCCCGGCAAAGACTATTCGATGACTGGCCGTTACCACGGCGATACCACCGTTCAGGAATCCAAAGGATGAGCGATTTTGAGTTCCAGGTCAGTGATGCAGTGCATCATCCCAGCCACTACACCGCCGGGAAAATTGAGGTAATTGAGGTGCTGGAGGATTGGGTCCAGCACGCGCCAGACGCTGTGGTTGGCTCGCTCCAGTGGCAATGCCTGAAATATCTCAGCCGGATGTGGCTAAAGAAGGATCCGCTGGAGGATGCCGAAAAATGTCGGTGGTATTTGAACCGGCTAATTAACACCCTTGCAACGGAGGCTCATCTCAATGACTGACTATGAACCAACACCCTGACAGTGGCGGCAGATTGAAAACAGCCAGGTTTTTAATGGTAGTTTTCAGGCGTGTGTTCTTGAGTTGCGTTCCAGGGTTGAAAAACTTGAGTTGGGTGCCGGCATCCGCGACATTGTGGCTAAAGAGCTGCAAAACAGTCCTTTGGTAGAACCCAAGAGGTCTCTGACACAACGGGTGCATAGCTGCATCGTGAGTGAGCCCGAGTGCGGTCACATGCAAGCTCGCGCCGTTATCCGTGAAGTTG